CGCCGTCACGCTCACCACTTTTGATGGTGTATTCCATCTCAAAGTCGGCTGGCTCTGAGTTGGCGGGGTCGTCTGTAATCTTTGCCGGGTAATCGTGCCCGCTACAGCTTAAAACTAGCTGATAATCCGCGTCTTCAATCGTCAAATCAATGTTTTGCTGTATGTTTTTCCATTGCCTGCTCATATTGCCTCCATCAGCCGTTCTGCCTCGGCCAGTTCTTCTTGCAAGCTCCGGTTGTATCTCTCGGCCACTTCGCCGAGATTACGAGCCTGCGCGTAACGTGAATTGGACGCCATGACCGCGTTGATACGGTCGATTCGGGCTTGAATATAGTCTCTCATACAAGCTCAACGCCTTCTTTTTTTGCGTTGAGTATGACACACTCAAGACGCTCTCCGCTTCCGGCTGCGCGTCCAGCGGTTGCGCCGTGTCGTATTACCGCCGCGACCGCATTTGCAATACTGCGGTCAAATCCGATTTCGTTGATTGTGTAGTTTTCAACTGTTTTTTTCATTATGCCACCGCCTTTGATTCCGGGTAAACTCTGACCAAAATAGTGGTCAGGAGGTCATTTCTGCTTTGATGCATTTGCTCGGCGGCCTTATCAAGCCAAGCCCATGCATCTTGCGGCAAACACACCATGTTTGGCGTGCTTGGCTGTTCTGCATCAGCCCATGCTTTGTTTGGCATAAGTGGCGCAAGACCCGCTACTACAAGCGCGTTGAACTTGCCAAGCGCCTTTATTCGTGTTTCAAGAGCCGGCACCACGTTGATTTTTTCAGTTTTCATTTTCTTACCTCTTTTGTTTTCGTTTCGCTCACAAACCAATCATAACATCATGCTTTTTGTTTTGCAAGTCTTTTTTTTATTTATTTTTCAAATCCTTTAAAATCCGCGCCCACGCTTTGTTTGCCTTGTCGTCTGTTCCTGTCATCCAATCCGCCAGCAGCTCGTCGCACATCTTCACTAGTTGTTTGTTCATTTTAACCACGCCTTTCTGAATTTGTTTAATACCTCGTCTGATGTTTCGCCCTTTTTCAGCAGTTTGATTGCGTCGGCAATCACCCATTCAATTCTATGTGGACTCTGCGCGGCTGCCTCTACGAGTTTGCGCATTAAGTAGTCGGTGCCGGTCAAAGATACTATCTCAGCCCTCATTTCAACCGTTTTTGGTGTTTCGTAGTTGTATAACGGTCTTGATAAGATACTCACAACCCCATAACCTCCGTTAGTTCTTCGTCATTTAAGCCCAATAGCGCATCGTTTACGGCGTCATTGGTAATTGCATTGGTTATCAACTCTATGCGCTCAATGCTTGCCATTTCCTGCGCCGCGTTGCTATGTTCTATCGTTGCGCCCATCAGCATAATCGTTACAATCACAGATGCCAGTATCAAAACGTAATCTTTCATTTGTTTGCCTCGCTTGTTTTGTTTCGTCTTGATATCTATCTGCACTTTGCCACAAAAACATTAGCGTTTTTTTAAACAAACCTCAATTTGTGCGCTGGCCTTGCCTCTGGTCTGGTCTATTTGCTGGTCTGCGGCGTAGTCGTAACCGTTATCCTCAATCCGGCAAAATTCAACAGTGCAAACATCTTCCAGCCATTTAAGCAGGATTTCCATTGATTTCACAGTGAACCTTGAGTGATGATTAGCGTTGAACTTCGACGGCCAGATACCTTTTTCATACAAAAAAAAGTCAGGCACGGCAAAATAAACGTATTCCCGCGCCACTCTTAGCCATTCTCGCAAAACAACCTCCGGCGATTTGAAGTGTTCAAGCACGTGAGAGGCATAAACAAAATCAAACGAGCCATCTGCAAATGGTAGATTGTGCGTGCTGCCATCGGGCAACGTATGCTGAGTAATCGGCTTGCCGTCTACGATTAACGGGTCATTCCAACCGCCTATTTCTAAGCCGCTGCCAACAAAATATTTGTCATAAATGCCGAGTGCCCGGCGCTTTTCGGTGAGTTTACTTGTTTCGTTCATCTGAAAAACCACCAATCAGCCACTTCTTCGCCCTCATTTGCAGCGTGATAATACAGAATACCGCGCTCATTGCAGAACTGAATAACTGCCGCGCTTGCCCTGCCGTTGTCAGCCCAGTCGTGCCCGGCTACAATACCGCCGTCTTTCATTTTGTCATACCATGCGCAGAGCTCTTTGTAAACATGCTTCGGCGCGTGGTTATCGTCGATGTAAAGATAATCAAGCGAGCCGTCTTTGAATAGATTTGCCGCTGTGATAGCCTCATGGCGTATGATTACAACGTTTTCTTTGCCAGCAAAACGAAACTCGGTCTGCCGCATCCACAAAATACAATCGGCGTTGTAGTCAGGATTCCAGCTATCAATCAACGAAAGCCGCTCGATGTTCAAGCTATCAAAAATCATCTGAGCGTTTGCGCCTGCTGCTACGCCCAATTCAACCGCGTTAACTGGCTGATTGCCAAAGATTTCAACTGCCATTTTTAATGATTCACGCATTATTAGCGCCTCCTGTCAGGTTCTTTAAAAGATTGTTAGCTATCAAATCAGATACCACAATCTCTTCTGTTTCAAAATCGTGCCCGTTGCCGTCTTTTGGCTGCCACGGCTCATTTATGTTATGGATTTTGCTCTTAAAAAAATCAAAACCAGCGATTGCAAGCTCTTTCGGTTGGTATCGTATAATATCAAGAATCGCGCAAACGCCTGTTGTCGGTATGCTGCCTATTGTGCAAAAGCTGCTGATAAAGTTGGCGGGTGTTTGCGCAAAGTGCCGCGTGTTCTGCAATAGCGCCCTTCTTGTCTGCTGAACATATCGAAAATCACCACTCTTACCCGCTATTTCTCGGCCTCCAGTGTGCTTGTTGAACGCAAAATCAAAAGGATATTTGAAGAATAAAAACTTTGGGTTATCGCGCCGGATTCTCTCATCAACGCCTTTGATTGAGCGCCCAAAGAACGAATAATACACGTCTACGCGCCTGCACTCATTAAAAAACTCGTAGTTGTTAGCCCTCACGATAACATTAAAGCGGTTCAGCTCTTTTGCGCTCAGGTTCACTACGGACGGCGCAGAGCCTAAGATAATTACAGAGCGCCCGGCAAAATACTTCTCAACCAGACTTTCTTGCAAAAGCATCATATAGCCCTTGATATTCAGAATCCCACACATGATACGTGGTCTTTTTACAGCATACCTTTTTCGGCGTGATTTGTCTAATAAAAACTGTTGGCGATTTGCGTATCTTATCAGCGAAAACAACAAGACAATCTTTATTCAAGCCCTCTGCAAGTGCCGTTCCCCAGCCCTGCTGACACACAATCAAATCAGCTCCTCTGAACAATGCAACTGTTTCAAAATAGCTCTGGCTCACAATCTCAGTCACGTTTGCGTATTTTTCTATCGACTTATTAGCAATGTGCAGCACAATATAGCCACACATGCGCAAATCATCTATAATCCGCTGCATTACTGCTTTGTCGGGTGTCATTTCATTACGCGAACCCATGCCATTATAGCCAGCAGCAAAGATTGCAATCGGCTTATGCTCAATCTCAAAATCATCGGCGCAATCATAACCCATGTCGGCAAGCTGCGTTGTGTCGGGGGTTTCTTTGCCTTCAAGATACGAAAAAACTTTGTCGCACTTGCGGCAACGGTCGAACTTCTCAACTTTTACCGGCAAATGTGCAAAGATTTCAGGGTAATTCGATAGCACGGTGACATTGCCTTCTGCCGCCTCTTTGCGCGCTAATGGCTCAAGATAAATTGAATCGCCAAAGCCTGATAAGCCTCTTATAACCACGGTTCAAGCTCCTTCTTTGTTTTCTTCGCAAACCGCCCAACATAACCCATGCACTTCTGAAAAAGTGTAGGTAATTCCTTGCCCTTGCAGTAGTTTTTAACTTGATTCTGCGTGGCGCGTTTTCGGCACTGTTCTCGATTTCCGCAACTGTGGCATGTTTTTAGCATTTTGCCTCCAAGTCGTCAGGCGAATTTACATAATAGCCAATAAAGGCCGCTTCAATGTATGTGTAAGCGCAACATTTCATGCAGACGCAATAAATCTTTGCGCTGTTTAAGTCTGGCGTTCCGTGTTCATTTATTTGCATTTGCAGCGGTTGCCATTTATGTTTGCACTTTCTTGTTATTTCGCTCCACTTTGTGTTTTGGCGATCTGCGTATTTATAGCCGCCAACTGATTTTTGTTTAAATGTTATCAGCATTTCCTCAACTCCACCAACACCGCCGACAAATCAAGGCTTGCACGTTTTGCGGCTGCGAATTTGCGAGACGGGCGCGGGTCGTATTTGTCATGCTTGCCGTAGTCGCTTTTGTGGTATTCTTTGATTTCTTCAATCGCAAGCTCTGCGAGTCTGATAAACCGCTTTGCTTCTGTGATTGCTTGTTCTAGTTTCGGGGTTCTCATGTTGATTCCTCATGGCGGGCTTGCGCCCGCCGATAGTGTTAGTCTGCGAAGTCGAAAAGAGTTGATTCTTTTGATTCTTGCCGATAAAATCTTGATAATTCATTCATTACCTCTTTTCTAAGTTTCCTGATTCTAGCACTATCTTTTACAAATTGCAAGTTATTTTTGAGCAGTTTTACAACATGCTCGGGTTGACTCTTACAGATTATGTTTAAGTAAAAATGATGGGTGGATAAACTTAAACGACTTCATACCGTTGATGTTCTGGTCGGCAAGCCTTACGACAAAGCCCTCTGCGATCGTATCGGCCAGCTTTGAGCGTGAATTTATTTGCCGCTCTTGCATAATTGCGTCAAGACTACCGCATCTGCCGCGAAACAAAGCAGGCACGCAATCAAAGCCGAGTGCTGATAAATGCGGCGTTGCGCTTGTCATGATCCACTGAAAAGCAGCGCGGGTTTTGCTGTTGCATGACTTCATGTTGAAAATATAATATTTCAGGCAATCAACACCATATTTATTGCCCTGCACATTCGGCGCTATGATTTCGCCTTGCAGTATCAAATACCCGTTAGCAGGCAAATTCAACGCGGCGTGCAATGCTTTCATGCGCTCTTTAATGCTTTGCGACCTTGCAAATTCCCAGTAAACAGAACTATCCGGTTTATCAAGCATCTGATTTCTGCTGCAAACCATGAACTCTTCCGGCATAAACCAGCCGCCTTTGGGCTTGTAAATGTAAGTTGTTGATGTGCCGTCTACCTTTTCGGTTATCTCGATTTCTTGCCCTTGCCAATGCGCAAGCAATCGCGGGTTAATGTTCTGATAGCGTTCTTCATCGGTCTTGCTGACAATGTGAACCGGGAAAGGCATTGCGCCGGTCAGTCTGCGGTAACGGCGGCCAATAAAAGGTATCTTGGCAAGAATCTGCTGCCACCATTTTAAGCGCGGCTTTGGTCGCGTGATTTTTAGTTCATCTTCGGCTTCTGGGTCGTGCTTCTTCACGCCGATAATGTCGGTAACATCATCGCCAACCTTAAAAGTTTTGCCGGTAAATTCTTTCAGCATACTTATCGGCTTTGCAAGCCCCTGCGAAAGCTGTTTCATACATTTAATGGTTCTGACTCTGAATTTGCGAGCACGCATAAATTCAAACATCGGCATGTCGGGCAGAATGCTGTCGAGTTCAAAATATACGCAGGCATCGCCAGCAACAAACTCCCCTTTTTGCGCCACGCATTGCCAGCCGTCGATTATGACAAGGCAAATGTTGTCGGCTCCCGGTATTTCCCGAACTTCTTTGATTTCTCGAATTATAGCTAGTTTTCTCATAACTTCCTTTCTGAGCAGTTTAAGCCATGCTCAGGGCAAATCTCAATAGCTTAACGGCATCAAAACAGCCTGCAACGGCTCATCGTCGATAGACTCAAAAAGCGCCGGATAACTCGGTGTTGTCATCTTAACGCTGCACTCATCGCAATTTACCGCGCCAAGAAAATCAGTCAGAAAGCTGGCGTTAAAAGCAATGTTAATCGGCTCCCCGGTCAGCTTGCAATCAATAGTCGATTCTGCTTTCCCGTTATCGTTGCTTTTCGACCAAAGTTTGATTGAGTTGTTTGCGAAATCAAGGTTGACCATGTTTGAGTTGTTGCGCGCAATCGGCATCAGACTCTTAACGGCCTGCGCAAACTCTTTGCGAAAAAACACGGCTTCGATTGCGTGCTCTTTCGGCATGACGCGTTCCCATTTTGGAAAAACGCCATCAACCATGCGCGTAATAAACGTCACACCTTCACGCTGAAACACAAGCTGCTCTTTGAACTTGCCGATTTTCACCATATCAGCGCCGGTCAGCATCGCAATCACTTCTTTAACTGCACGTATCGGCACAATAAACGGCTCTTTCATGCCTTCTGGCGCGTCGATTGTAATTTTGTTGGCTGCAAGGCGCTTGCTGTCGGTTGAAACAACGATAGGCACTTCTGAAAAGTCCACAAGCACGCTTTTTTGAACCGGGTTGCCGTCCTCTGTGCTCGCCGCGATACCGCCGCGCTTAATTGCATGTGCAAGCTCGCTGCCTTTGATTTCAACAAGCCCATCAACATCAGGAATCGGCGGGTAATCGTCAGCATCAAGCGTTCTCACGCTGAACACGCTCTTGCCTGCTGTTAGCTGCAATTCATCGTTAATCAGCTCAACGCGCACCGGAAACAGCAAATCAGACGGCAAGCCTGAAATAAGCTCAAGTAGTAGTTTGGCGGGTGCGGTAATTTTACCACACTTCTGAACGTCTGCCGCAACTTCGACGATCTGCATAACCTCTTGGTCGGTTCCGACAATTTTTACTTTGTCACCGTTGGCATCAATCAGCACGTTTAAAAGCACTGGTCTGGCCGTTTTGGTTGCAACTGCTTTTGATGCAATCGCAACCGCGTTTTTTAGTTCTCCTGCGTCGATTTCAAAAATCATAATATCTCCTTAAAAATAGTTCTGGTCTGGATAGTTTTCTTTGATTTCTTTTTGAATGTCGGTTAGTTTGCCGATTAGATTTGATAAATCTTGCATTGAGCCGATTTTTACCGAAGCTATGCCGCAATGCAAGAAAATGCCGCCTTCTAATCTGTCGCCGTCGGAATCGTAAACACCAAATGAAAACGTAATGTCTTGCGGGTTCATTGTTCGCCTTTCGAGCCCTTTCGCGCCATGCTCAGGGCTGGTTGGTTATTTCGATGGAAATGCAATTTGCGTCTGCATGTCCAGTGCAATATCTTGTATTTTCAGATAATGCGATTGATTGCCGCGCGCATCAAATCTAACAGCATCATTACCTTTGCTCGTCATTATAAGCATATTGTGATGCAGCCTGCCGTTAGCAATAGCATGTCTGAACGCCATGACAACTATTTCTTGGCTTATCTTCAAGTTTACGTCCACAAAACCAAAACTAGAATCCTTTAAAATAGTTTCAACATACGATATCACATCTGCATCTGCGACTAATTTGCCGCCTTTGTTGCAAAATTCAATAGTTATCATAAGTGTTATTCTCCTCAGCTTTCACACTGCAATATTGTAGATTTGCAAAATGATGGGTCTAAAAAAACAGAATTATCATTTTGCAAAATAAAATCCGCGCCAACCAAGAATTTTCGCACAAATTTATAATAGCAGATGTTATTTTGAATTGCAAGTATTATTTATTCCCATGCCTTAGAATATTCGTGATTTTTAAAAATAGCGGCAATGCCTGTATTTTGCTTGAGCCTTAAAACTTCATCAGCACTCATTCCAAGGTGTTTTCCAATATCCGTATCACTCCAACCTAGCATTATTAACTCGGCAACAATATTGCTCATCTGCGTTACGTTGTGCTCGCCACGCGCCCTATTGTGCCTGATCGTGCTTGCCATACGGTCTTTTATTGCCTTGTTTATTATAACCACAGGCACCATAGGCAGTTTGAATTTGTCAGCAGCGTTTTTATATCTATGGGCGCCATCAACAACGATATAAACATCATTTTCATCATCGTAAATAGTTACAATCGGTTGCGTGTAGCCGTCTTCTTCAATACTATGCTGCAAAAGCTTCATTTCCGGCGGAGCTACCGCGTTAGGATTGTATTCATTAAATTTTACTTTTTCAATCGGCACAAGAACAGCAAACAAACAGGGAAAAGCCATTCTTTTTTCATCTTCGCTAATTTGAGCGCCCTTTTTCATCAAATCAAAAATTTCAGTAGTTTTCATAAGTCTTTATATTTTTCCTTTAATTGTTCAAGTTTTTCGTATTCTTCTTTGTTGGCTGAAAACGTAAGATTTTTACATAAATAATCACCCTTAATAAGCACTTTTGCAATTCTGCGCCAGCTTGGAACTTTTTTGTTGGTATCGCTTTCGTGTTCGTCGTTAATGCTTACAACATAAAGGCCTTCTGAGTCTAGCCTTTCGTTTTCAGCATAGTCTTGCGTATAAGCGTGCTCAATGTCTTTGTATATTTCTTTGCGCCACCAGCGCAAGAAAACATTTATTCGCCTTAAATAATGTTCTCGTAAAAATGGCGGCATTGTTCTAAGGATTAGCCGCGCCCATTCTTGCCAAGAAACATTTTCCGGCTTTTCAATCCGGCCCTTAATAATATTCTTACCCTTGTAGAGTTTCGCAAAGTTTGCGCCATAAACTCTGTTTGTCATTCGAGCCCAAGTTTCAGGCTCTATTTTGCAAAACAAATCAATATTGTCTCTTTGTTCTTCACCGTATGGCTGACAGATGCGCATACTGCACAATGGATAACCAGCAAGATACATTTTATCGTAGACGGCGTTGTATTTTTTATCAACCATGTATTTCCAAACGTCTGTTACATCCCAGTCATAAACAGGATGAACGCTATAGGTTTGATGTCCAGTTGATTTCTGTTTTAAAATCCATTGCTTGCCGTTGTAAAACTCACGAAATTTTTGAACGCGCATTTTTAGAAAGCGGTTAAAACTCTCTTGTGTTCTAATTCCGATTATCTGCGCGACTTTTTCAAGCCCTTGTTTTTCTACAAGAAACTTCGGAAATTCAATAATAAATTCTTCAAACTCCATGCCTACTCGAAAATGATTGCCAAATGGGTTATTTGTTTCGTTTACAATCAAACTATGTCCTGGCATTGGCCTAATCCATTCGTCTTTTTTGCTCGAATCCCATGCTAGCCATTTCGGCATGTGAAAGCTGCTGGCGTTGCTTAAATTAAAAGGCAAGCACAACCAATAACCCCGCATTTCAAATTGCTTATCATTTGCCAATTCAAGCAAAAAATCATTGTGCAGCTTGTAATGTCCTTCAAGGTCGATGATTAGCGTGTTAATGTAGTTAATGCCACGATTCATCGCGATTTCCCGCATAAGATAATAACAAACAGTGCTATCTTTGCCGCCAGAAAACGACAGCCATATCTCTTCTGGTTTAAAGTTGTCATACAAATAGTTTACGCGCTCTTTCGCAGCCTCATGAACATCAATGTTTAAATATCTTTTACTCATAATTTTTTAAGCACCTCCTTTAATTTTTTATCCGACTTACCCTTCAACTTCTTTATTTCCTCAATTTCGCGCTGAAATGATAACAGAATATTCTCCTTTTTCGCAAGCGATTTATCAATTCTTTCGTCAATGGTATTTGACGCGGTTATTGTCACATAATGCACTTTGTTTTTTTGCCCTAGTCTGTGCTGCCGATCTTCAGTTTGCAATCTTTCGGCAAATTTAAAACTTTGAGTATAAAAAATAGCATAGCTGCTGCAAACAAGCTCGTTCAGGCCATGACCGCCGGTGGATTGTGTGCCAACAAAAAAACGGCGGTCTTGCATAAATCGTTGCGCCTCAACAGCCCGCTCTTTTTCGCTCTTGCGGCCTGTATATTCACTTGTGCAATCCGCGCCATGCGCTTTCCGCAACATCGCAAGAATGCTGTCTATATCGTGCATATACTTAGCCCAAATCACTATTTTTTGATTCTCGGGAATTTCTTCAATGATTTCTTGCAAAACATCCAATCTTTTGTGTGCAAATTCAAGTTTTTTGCCGTTTTCAATCTCGTAGCCGCTGCAAATCTTTTGCAGGTCGGTAAAAAGGTTAAACACGGCTGTTGAGCCAACTTCTTCATATTTTTCTAGCAACTCAAAAAATGCCTCTTTTCTAATCTGATAAGCCGCTTGCTGAGTAGCCATCAGCGAATAATGCCGGGTTGAATGTGTTTTTTCAGGCAAATCTAAGCAGTCTTCTTTTTTCACCTGATAAACATACGGTTTCATCTTTTCAGCCAGAACGTCGGTATGGTGCGCCCTTCGCACAACGCCGGGGTATTTTTCGCTATATTCGAGATGATTAGCCGCAAAGCTGAAAAAACTGTTATATCCTAAAATAAGTGTTGACAAAAATCGAAACTGCGAAAACAAGTCTTTGAACCCGTTGCTTGTCGGCGTTCCGGTCATAATCATGCGGTATTTTGCCTTTTTGCCGCATTCTGTAATCCACTTCGTTCTATTTGCGCTATGGCTTTTGATATAGGTTGATTCGTCGCATACTACAGCGGTATTTTCATCGCACAAATCTAACGCGCAAAAGATAATTCTTTTGCTGTCGCTCATGCTTTCAATGCCGATAATGTAAAAATCTGCTGCCGGGATTTTGCCCTGTTTGGTTTTATCGTCGAAAACATAACAAGTCGCCGTTGTATGCTGTTTGAGCTGATCTGCTATTGTTTTTTTAACCGATACAGGGCAAAAATACACAACCTTGCTGATTTTGTGCTGCTTTAACCGTAGCCATTCAAAGGCGGTTAGCGTCTTTCCGGTGCCCATGTCCATGAATAGCGCGGCCACCTTAACGCCTTTGAGTTTTTCAATGGCATCTTGCTGATGCCGCATTAGTTCAGTCGTTATCGCGTAGTTCATCGGGTATTTCCTGATTTGCCAGATATTTTTCTAATTCTGCAAGCCGCTTAATCAGCAAGTCACGCTCTTTAACCGCGTTTTCACGTCTTGCAATGCTATCGCTTGCCTTGATTTCGTTGCATTCACCGAAAAAGTCAAGACAAATCTCTATTACCTGATTTTCTTGTGGTGATTGGAACTTCCATAATTTTTTAATAGAATCCCATCTGCCGCCTAGTTTTCTTGCAGCCTCGCAGAATCGAACGTGATAAGGCGACCAGCAAAGGCACTGATCGCCCTGTATTTGTGTCTTAGTTTTCTGCATCAATTTCAGGGTAAGAATTATTTAATGCTGTCTGAATCACGTTTTTTAATTCTTCAAGTTTGGCGCAAATAGCATAACCGGCGCGGCTTGCTTCTGTTTGCTTGAAAAACGATAGCTTGAAAGATGCTGAATGTTCTGATTTCAAAACCTCGTAAGCTGCGAAGGTTTCCTCTATGTTGGAATCGTTCAAATTTTCAATCAGGCCGTTAATTTTGTTAATCATTTTAATTACCTCTTTTTTAATTCGTTCACTCAACAAATTGATTATAAAACATCTATCGGTAAATTGCAAACTATTTTTTATTTATTTCTACAAAAAAATATCCGGCCTCGCGGGAAGCCGGACTACAAAGGAATACAATGACCAAAAAAGAACCGTTAGCAATCAAATCTTATTAAAGTGTCAGATATACGACCTTTTTTGCCGTATTCAATCAATCTACAACCCGGCTCAGAGCCAAGCCCTAAATTTGCAGCATACTCATCACCGCTGCAAAAGGCGTTGTTGTAATAAACAGGCACGTTATCCATGCTCTCTACGCGGTAACAATGATAATGACCGGCTACAATTTCAAGAAGATTATGTTTTCTAAGCAGTTTATCGAAGTTTGATAGCTTCTTTGTTTGGTGTCCATGCAGCGCAAGCACGTTGTATTCAAAAAACGGTATCAAAGCCATGTGATTAACGGTTTCGATAAACTCAATCTGCGCAAAGTGCTCAAATTTGCAGCGCAATCCCCATGCGGTAAAGCGGGCAAAGCTCTCTTCGTTTACCCTTGCACTGCCACGGTTGATGTAATCATGGTTGCCGGGCGTGTGTGCAATCCTGAGCCTGAATCCTCGCAAAACCAGCGTTAAAAACATGCTAGAAAGCGACTCGACAAGGTGAAAAATGCTGTCTACGGCGTTAAGGCTCTGCTTTCCGCAAGAATCATGCGGCGGCGCATGAACATCGTCACCAAGCAGCGCAATCGTCAGGCGGCAGGGCTTTAACTTGCTGACTATCTGCTCTGTCACATCTACAAATCGTTTTTTCATCACGTCGATAGAATAATCACCGAGAAAATTAGATACTTCAAGCCCCGCGTGAAAGTCTGTGGCAATCAGCATGTATTCGGTATCACCATGTTTAATCGGCTTAATCTCGTATGGTTTTGGGTCGATAGCATTGATTTTGCTGGCGAACTCATCAGCCCAAAACTCGGCTTTGTGTAACCGCTTAACTTCGGTTTCAATGTCGGCAAACTTGGTAGAATGCAGCTTTTGCAGCGCATAGCGTTTTTTTGCAATTCTCATGCGCTCGGCTAATTCATCGGTTGTCAGCGCGTCTATGGTTTCCGGCAGAAATGGTATCGAATCGTGCGTGACCTCAAATGCGGTTTTAATCGCGAAGTATTCGGCGCGGCTCCAGCCCATTTGCAGCGCTACCGCGTTCATCGTCAACCCGGCAATGCAGAACAGTTGAAAGGCGTGCTCAATTTGCTCTGTTGTGGCCGCTATTTGCTTATTCTTGCCGTATCGTATCAGATAGCCGGATTCGGTGCGTTCGACCTTTGGCTTGCGCTCTGTTGAGCCTTCTTTTTCTTTAATCTCTGCACTCTTGCGCGGCTTGTCAGTCAGTGGCATATCAGGATTTCTACATGCGCGGGTTACATTTTTTACACGATCATAACTCCAACCATCAACGCCCATTGCAGCCAATGCTTTAACAATTTCTGGCATTAACGTGCCCTTTAATCGCTCATCAATGCAGAATTGGCGTATCTCAGCGTATGTTTTAATCCTCATCGTCAGACCTTTCAACGTGGAATCCTATTGCCGATTCACGCTCAAGCGGCGCATCGTCTGAACCTTCTTCGTCTTGTTGTAGCGCTACTTGCAAGCCAATTTCAATAAACAGCCGCGCTTGCTGGCTCAATGTGCGTATATCCTGCTTGGCAAACTGCTTAATGTTAAAGTATGTTTCCTCGGGCACAGTTACCGTTATTTTGCGGTTTTCAGGTAGTTTTTTGCCGGGTTTGCGCTTCGCTGGTTTTCTCTTGGCTTGCATATTCACCGCCTTTCATTTTTTACAGCATACCCTATTTTGGGGAATTTGCGCAAATAAAAAATACCCCGCCGTTAAGCGGGGCAAAAGAGAGGATTTGAATGATACTCAAGCAAAACTTTTTAAATCACGTTCAAGCAAGCCGCGAAGGTAGCATACTCCACACTCTTTGCCTTCAAGACTTTTCAATTCTTCGGGCGTTAGTTCTCGGTCGGTCTTTGCGGTCATCATTGCGCCGCACTTGCACTTGATTGTCACATCGAACATTTTCTGATTCCTTGTTTGATTTTTGTTATTCTAGCACAAATCAAGCGGGTTTGCAATTAGTTTTTAGCTGCATCTGCAATTCAAGCAGTTTAATGCGCTGGTCGGCAAACAAGAGCTGTTCGCGTAGGTCGATGTTTTCGGTTTCGAGCTGCAAATATCGATCATAGCGGGCTGGCTCTACAAGAATGTGTTTGTTTTTTATCGCTGTGTATTGGCTTGTATCCCATTTGTGGTTTGATAAATCGCTCATGCTTTTTGCTCCAACAATTCCTGGTTATCATGCAAATTTCCAATAACAATGGCATCTGACATTCTTGTTAAATCGCTTTGACAAGCATAGAAAAAGTTTCTGCCGTTGGCTAATCTGAAAGCGCATGATTTAAAAACTACCGATGTTATAAAGTGTTCTGGGTTAAATCCGCACGTTACAAATTCAAGCACATCGTTTTCGTAGATTTCATTACCTTTCTCATCAACCATCCCGACAAACTGGCCGATTGTGGCGGGATCTACCGAAAACGGCTCGTCGCTGTCTATTCGCGCATGATGACCGTCTGTTTCGCAGCAAGCGACCGGAATTATGTATGCGTTCCCGTTGCGAGATTGGAAAAGATTGCCAATAACCCAATTACCGGAATGTTGCAGTTCGCCCCTGAATTTAATCGTTCTCATTATTTGACCTCCTTTCGGCAAATATCTTTTATAAACTCCGCGCTTAGAGCCATTATTGCGCGTTCTAGCATTTTGTTGGCTTTTCTGCCGCGCCGATTATCGCGGCCTTTGTATGTAAAATGTTTTTGTTTTTTCATGATTTCACCCCCCCTTAAATATTTCACACCCAGCACACCCGCGCAAAACGCCTGCCTTATGCCGCATCGGGCAAACAACCGGGTCATATTCGCGCCCGCAAGATTGCACAGAAAACGGTTGCGCCAGTGCGTCTTGCAGCTTCTCCCGTTGCTTTGCTTGATATGCGCGGCTTGCTGCGTTATACGCGGCTCTATCGCGTTCTCGGCGGTTCTTTGATATTAAACGATTGTCGGCGCGGTAACATTCCATGCAAATTGTTCGATCTGCCTTCATTGTGCCAAAATCGCCGCATCTTGTGCATTTTCCTGTTTTCATTCGCCTGGATACAATTCTATCACCATTCGCCGACTTAGAGCGCATGACGGGTCGTGTGATATGCAACAATGCGGCTCTTGGCAATACTTGCAATATTTATCTGTGAATTCTTTTACTGTCATAGTTTGCTCCTCAACTCACGTATTCAAGCCAACAATAAGGCGTATTGCATTCGTTGTAAAACGCTTCAATTCCCGGCCCGTATTTTGCGGCATCAAGCACGTTGGCAAACATTTTAGCCTCTAACTCATTTTTGCAAACGCCAACAGCAATAACGCGGTTGTTTTTTTCAAATACATCAGTCACAAAATCCCGGTTTACCACCAAGCCTGATGTGTTTTTGGTTACGATTGATATTTTCATCTTGCACCTCGTTTAAATTTGATATTTGAATCATAGCACCATGCGAAACAAATTGCAAGCATTTTATCTTACCCCCCCAAAAATTCGATTGATTAGCCCATTGCATCAGTTCGGCGTAAAGTATTTTCTTGTTTTCTCGGATTATATCGGCTATGCGGTTGTTTAAAAGCAACATAGCTGATTCTGCCGTTGTTAATCGTGATTGCTGCACAAGTGCATTATCTAGCACAAAGAAAAAATGCCTTTGCCGTAATCCGGCTACAATTTCACAAGTTATATCTTTATTTGTCGCACTTCGATAGCTTTTAATATGATAATTTTCGGTTATTTTCGGGCTTCCCGCCGACAAAGTATGCTCAAACTTCATGCTAATCGGCACATTCAAAAACTTGCGCCTCACACCGTATTGTAGTTCAAATTCGTGATAATCACTCATCTTTGCATTCAAAACAGCGCGGCGTGCTTGCATAGCAACAAATCGGCGGGTTATCTTTGCCCCACCAAAGCCGGGCAGCGGCTTTAACTTCGTCTGTTAGCATGCGCTCGCATTGCACGTTTTTACACTCAAGAAACGGGCAGAACGTAATATCTTTATAATACATTGATATCCTCCATAAACACCCGCATTTTAAGCATGGCAACCTTGTGAATTGCCGCCAGCAGCTTCAAGCTGCCACTTTCTCTTGCAAAGTCAGCGTCATTGCTGCCTTGCGCGTAATTGTAGCCGGATTCTTGAACGGCTTTGATGTGGTCTTGTTCGGTCATAATTCCACCTTTTGTAAACATTCGGGCACTACAAACCGCCATTGTCGCAGCTTTGCACGCCAATATTTTTTTGTTTCTGTGTTTTCATCAGTCCAACCGTCACCGTAATAAATTACGCGTGTCTTGCCGTCTTGCATGTAAATCATGTTTTCTTTGTCAAAAGCAAGCTGTTTCAGAATTTCGTTATCTTCATCGAAAATCAACCCGCCGTGCTTTTGCACTTCGATTATGCGCTCAAAGATTGGTTTTAACCAGTTGTATGTTGCTTCAAATCTTGTCATTTGATTATAGCTGCAACTTTCCCTGGATACCAGCAATGCGGCGGTTGTTTTGCAAGCAGCTCGTTAAGCGCATTTACGGCGGCTTTAACTTCTGGCGCAACTTCATAATCTTCGTGTAAATCCCAGTTTTCAATCTGGATTTGCGGCAACGACTCTGGCTCGCAGAATACAAAACGCAAATCTTTGACATTAAATTCTTCGTTGTTGACTTTTTCGTCGACCATGCAATATTCGAGTTCATCATCAAAAAAGTAATGGTCGATAGCTTGTGAGTAAAGCGGTTCGCCTTTCCATTTGCGGGTCGGCAACTTGGCGTATTTTTCGATAGCAATCTTTTCGCGGCACGATTTACACGCAGTATATGGTTTCGCCGTCGGCTCGCCACATCCGCAGCGGGTATGCGTTGCGCTTGCATATCTTGCGGCGCGCTCGTCTTGATATGCTCTGCCGTCTAAGCCCATAAACAAAATGCATGGGCGTTTTTCCGGCACAAAATCTTCGAACATTATTATCTTTGTCATTCAAAACCTCCTGTTTCACTATTTTATCACGCTACGCTCTGAATTGCAAGTTATTTTTACATAGTAATCAAGCAACTTTTGACACGCGGCCTCGGCTGTCGGCTCTTCGATTTTTGGGTTCTCAAATTCTCTTGGATTGCGAAAGACAGCCGACCATCTTCCGTCTACGCAAGCGATAATAACGGCAGGCAGGCCCCACGACTTGTAGTTTATTTCTGCAAGCTGCTGAAATACATTTTTCATATCTTCGCCTCCAAAATCTGCGCCACGTGCTCAAACAGAGCTTGAGCGGCTTCCGGGCTGTTTTTTTCGACATAGTAAACATCGCCGCTTGTCGCAAAATTCACCATTGTATCTGCTTTGTAAACGCTGGCAATCATTGCCAAGTTTATCAGCATGTCTTCAGTTCTTAACCACATTTTAACACCTCCACGGCTATTTTAATACAAGTTCGGCTTCTCTTGTAGCTTTCGCATTGTATCAGCATTGAATATTTTTACGCATTTTCTTGCATCAAGAGTTTCTAATCTACCGGCCAACTCAACGCAAACATCGCCTTCAAGCTCATCGTCTAACGCCACCATCAAAAATAATTCGCCTGATTTTTTTCTAATTAGCTTTCCATTATCCGATTTATACGCAAAAACATCATTTTTTCTTATTTTTTCCATCTTCCACGTCCATTAAAAAATTCATTTTTAAAACTTTTTCAACACTGTCACCAATTCTTAAGGCAACCAATTCATCAACAGATTGCGCGTGTTTAATTACTGTATGCGTAACACTTGATACTGTGATGCCGCGCCAAAGCTTCATTGTAACTTGATTGCAAGACGCGCCCTTCAGTGAAAATTCTTGCCATTGTTTTATTTCAAATCCATCATCGAAGCGTCTAACCCATAAAACACTATCGGCATCAGAAACAATCCACGGCGACAACGTAATTGCTTTTACGTTTTTATCTTTTAAGTTTTCAAAAAAACTAGCCTGCTCGTTTGCATCTAGCATTGTTTCTGGAAACCAAATCGCGCCGCCAAGTTTATATTTTTCTTTTTCTTTCATCAAGAGTCGCAAATCTTTTCCAAATCCAGTTATTGCTATCATAAACTCCCCTTTTCGTTATTTTAATACAAGTTTGGCGAGATTGCAAGTTTTATTTTTTAATTCTGCAAAGCAATCGGGGCAAAGCAAGATTAAACTATCGAGCGAATCGCCAGAAGTTAGCAAATAAGTATCTTGTCTGCTGCATTTTGCGCATTTCAAAGGGCTTATTATTTCTCGCGGATTGTCTTTGTTCATTTATTTTGCTCCATTTCTTTGTTTATCCCATTTAATGCAAACAACTCCATCTTTGCCTTGATAAAATACTTCTAGTCCGCAATCCAATAACTTTAATAATCCAGCACTGAACATTGCCTCGCACGACCTGTGAAATGCGTGCTCTGTCTGACAATCTACAAGAAAACAATTTGCATAAAGATTGTTTCTTTTGGTTCTTTTTCTTTCAGATTCTGCAATCATACTTTCGATTGTTACGTTCATTTAAATTTCTCCTTTGATTTTTTACTTGCGATGTAGCCTATTTCTGCGAATAGCGGGCTGCCGGGTTCGACCGCGAAAGCCAATTTACTGCGTGTGCCAGCACCATTTCTAGCTGCGCCGATTATTACGGTTCTATTGCTCATTACCTTTTCTATATCGTTTGGTCTTTTTATGTCAGTTTCTACCATTTCACTAGTAGCGCCAATCAGAATTGATGTTTGGCACAGCCTGCCAAAGGCCGCACTGCCCTGCATATCTTCAACCGACAAGGTTTCATCTTCATTGCCTTTTTTTGTATGCGAAATTATAACAAGACTTACTTTGTAATCCGCTGCAATACCGCAAAATTCTTGCACAAATGCTTCTTCTGCCTCCCATCTTTTAAACCCACCAAAGCTAATCTGTGCAAGAGGGTCGACAAATATTACCCTTTTACCGTTTCTAGCCTGGCTTTCAACCCATTTTAAAATCAATTCAGGGGTTACTCTTTGTCTAGCTTTCTTGCCATTAATGACAACCGAATTAACTCTCGGATTTTGGCTTACGCTTTCAAGGTATGACATGATTTCAGGCCTTCTTCTCGTCATAACTTCGTCTCGCCTTAACGCTGTTTCTGGATTATCTTCAACCATTGTAAAATCATTCTCAAGAATCGCCATAATGCGCCAAGTCCATTCTTTTTTGCCGTCTTCTAGCGGCAAATAAGCCCATGGCACCGCATTTTCGTGCAAATGTTTTACAATATTCATTGAAAATAAGCTTTTCCCTACCTTTGTAGCACCACAGATAATAGTTACGGTTCCTTCTCTCAAGGCGTTTGTGCCCCTGCTCAATCTAGTCCACGGCATCGGTATTGTTGATATTTTCCCTGCAAGTTGGTCTTTAATATCTTGCTGCATTTCTTTGAAAATTTCTTCGTTTTCGTTTTTCTGTATTAACTCAGTCAAAATATATGTTTTATCGCCATGCGCCTTTGAGCACAGCATTGGCACGCTCTTATCTAAGAGCAGCACGCCTGTTTTATGATAGTCGTTGTATTCCGGCTCAATCGGGTCTAGGGTTCTACAATTATGATATTCTTTGCGGTTTCTTAGAATTTCAAGGATTGTTTTTTCTACTTTGATTCCATCTTTAAATAAAAACACTTTAAAATCACCAGCAAGAGTGCCGCCGTTATAAGCAGATTTATAAAATTGCCTCAATACTCGCTTTCTCGCTTCTGGTTGATCTTTGATGCGATCTTCAATGTGACTGTCTTGCTGTTTGCTAGATTCAGCTTTATGAATCGCTTTTTCAGCCGCAACCAACTGGCTATATGAGTATTCTTCTTTGCCCGTCAACCGCGTTACTTTTGCATATTCCAAGCATCGTCGGCAGCCTTTTAATATCTCTGGCACTCTGTTTTTTTGTTCAAGAGGCTTTTCGCATTTCGCGCCAGAAGCAAAGTCGAATCGATTAGTTTGCCACACGGTAGCATCAACAGGCCCTCGCACAAGCATTGAGCCTGCTGCGCTAATGAAAATATTACCCATGCCGGCAAGCCATAGCTTTTTAAAGATTAAGCTGCCTATTTCCAAGATTTTGCTTGCATCGTCTATGAAAAAGTAAAGTCTTTGTCCTTTAATTCCGGTTAATTCTTTATCGCCATTAAAAATATAAGAGCTACTCGACGGCATCCACATTTTATCGACGGTTTGCAACTCAGGCAAAACATAAGCTATGGAGTCAAGAAAGTCTTTTTTGCTTAAGCCGCTATCATGGTCAAGAAACAAAACACCGCCGCCGACAGGCCATTCAAAGTCCTTTTGTGTCCTCGCCATTTCACCTTCAATCTTATAGTCATTTGCAGCAATGTCAACCGAGTCGCCTATTTTTATTCCCTTCGGCGTGCCATAGCACAAAGCCTGATTGTTTTTCAGACCATAAACAATATCGGCAAATTCTTCAATGCTGTTTGCTGATACCACGTCTGCGCGACCGTATAGCATTTGTCCTACGGTTTCTTTTCTAAGATTGTCGCCTTCAAGCCAATACCGCTTTGTTAAGCACTTAGGCTTTTCGCTGGTCATAATCGTAAAACTTACTTGCATTTGTTTCCCTCAAATTCTTGAGCTTCAACTTCCCATGCGGCTAATGTGTCGTTGTCAGGGCCATCGTCAAACCAGTCTTCTGAATCCGCTTGTTTGTTATCTTCATCAGCGTAATTCGCATCTTCATATATGCCTTGCCAGTTTTTTTCTATGCAAAAGTTAATAGTATGCAATGCTTTTTTTAATCCAAAGATTGAGAGCTTTTCTAGTTGTTTTTTAAAGGCGCTATTTGTCGTTTTGGCGTTTTTCTCCTTCAGGTGTTCTTGCCAATCCTGCCAAGTCTTTAAAAAATCAGGCGTGTTTAATTCTTCTGGAATTTCAAAAACCACATCGTGTTTTTTTGCTTCTTCTTTTGTTGTTGCTTTTGTTGTTACTTCTTCTTTTGCTTTTGCTTCTTCTTGTATCGGTAGGGTATTTTCCGCGTTAAATAGGGTATGGATAGGGTATGGATAGGGTATGTTTAAAATTTCTGCAAGGTTTTTGCACAATACAGAACGTGGCAAATTTTGAATCTGAGTTTCGGCGCCCTTTTTCTGCTTGGCAGATTTTATTTGATACTTGTGCATGTTTTTAATCCAAACTATTTCATGCTCTGGGTCGTATTGGATTAAGCCCAACATGCAAAGTTCCTTATAAGCCGCCTTGCTTTCATTTTCGCTTAGTGGTGTGTCGATATTTACGTAATCAAGCGACATTTCAGAAAGCCCGCTAAAATGAGTGTGTGGACTTGTAAGAAGATATAAAAACAAGATATAGCCGTCTTTCGACAGTTTTTTGATTTTCTTGTCTTTCCAGAACCTTTCGTCGATTTGCTTGTAAGCCATTGTTTACGCCTCGCTAATGTTTAATGCGTCGGTCGCCACAAATTAACACCATTAAGTCTAATGTGTTCTTTGCTGGATTCCCATTCAATAAGGCCGTGCGTCGCATCTGTCATTAAGCTCGCTCTATCTACAAATTTCACCTTAGGAAACAAGTGCCTCATTGTATATGTCGGGCCGCATGATTTTCCCACAAGATAGCATTGCACTTCGTAGTCTTTGTATTCTGGAGAGTGATTAAGGCTTTGCTCAAACTGCCACAAATAGTTTAAGGTTTGTTCTAGTGCTGGCAAGTGTATTTTGCCCATCTTTACCTCTATGAGATAAAATCTTTTTAACACTCTGTTGATTCCAAGAATATCAATTTTGCCATTTATTGTTCTGAACTCTTCCTTAAGTTCGCTTATTACGCCGTCGCCAAAATCAAGATATTTATTTTTCATCAATTTCCACTTAAAAACGGTTTCAGCAAGCATTGGCATTTAATTATCTCCCGCAAACGGCGTCGACCGGAGCTTCGCAATCTCTTCTTTCAAAAAGTAAACCCGGCCATTGAACGCCTTGTGGGGCATGAGTAATTTTTTTTCAATGTAATTGTAAATAGTCTGTCTCGTAACTGAAAGCATTTCTGCTGCCTCTTCAAACGTAACTTTGTCCATATAAAACTCCTTTTTGCGATGAATTACTATACACTATTTTACAAACTTCTGTCAACACAATTTTCCCACAAATTTGTTAAAAAACACCAACCTGTGCTAATATAAAATAACTAACAGGGGGAACCATGGACAAAGAAAAAAAGATTAAATTGCTTGGAGAAGTTTTCGAGAAAATGAAATCCGGGCACCCGATAACCGGCGACAATGCCGCGTGCAGCGTGATTAGCGAGCCCATAAGCTATATCACGGTTTACAACTGGCTGCAAGAGTTTCCAGAGTTGCGCGAACAATATCGGGCAATGCGTGAAGAATCGAAGCATACACGCATGAGTAGCGCCGGGCGAATATCGGTTGCGACTAAGCGCGAAATGCTCAAGCGGGTTATTGCTTACATTGCCGAGGGTTATACGGTCAGAGGCAAGCACAGCGCCGTGCTGAGAGCGTCGAAAGAGCTGAACATCAAGCCGGTTCACTGGCAGACGGTGCATGTTTGGCTGAGGCGCGATTTTAACGAGCTGAAAGAAAGTTACTTGGCTGCGAAAGAGGCTAGAAAAAGGCATACTGAGTTGAAAAGGAAGGCAATGGAATGAATACTAAAAGAATCGAAGAAATACAGAAGCAGACAGCTTACCCCGAAAGCCATAGCGTAACCAATGCGCTTTGTCAGGTTTGGCATGAGTGTGAGATTGAGTCTAATGCAATTAAAGAAGAAAACGAAAGACTGAAAAGTATTATAAAAAATGTTTGCAATGCAGTTGCAGTAGAAAGCCAAAGTTTACCACTAATCTGAAAAAGTGGCGTATTTTTGAAAAATTAAAGGTAGCCGCAAACACGCTGACAACGCTGATAGCAAGGCGTTGTTTTGCGTTTCCTGACTTTTGTGGTATGATTAAGTGTGGTATTTTTACCACAATCTAGTTAGGAGGCGTTATTATGGCTGGAAAGCCGAAGTCTGGAAAGACAAACGCTGGCGCAAAGAGCAAATATGAAGATAGCTGGCCTGAGATAGCTGAAGGCTATGCTAGACGCGGGTTATCTGATGCTGATATTGCAAAAAATCTTGGCATTAGTGTTAATACTTTTTATGTTTATCAAAACAAGTATGAGGAATTTTCTAAGGCAATACAGCGCGGGAAGAAGCCTGCTAACTTGATTGTAGAGAATGCGCTTTATAAACGCTGCCTCGGATTTGTATCGGAAGAGGTTAAAGAGCGCGTTTTTGATGACGATCAAGGCAAGCCGCGCACCGAAATAACCACTACGCGCAAAGAAATCATACCCGATATAAACGCGATTCGTTTTTGGCTCACCAACAGAGAACCTGAATTATGGAAAAATTTCAGAGAAGAAATTGCAAGCGGTGATAATGCCGATGAAAAGATAAAAGAACAGCTTGAAAGCTATTTCAAGGCGTTGTTAAATAAGCAGAAAGATGCTGAATAATTGTGATTAAGTTGCTGGCTAGGGTAGCTCCCGAAAAACCGAACCTGAACGGCCTGCCAGTGATTTTCTCTTTTCAGGAATACAATCAGGAGTATTTTTATGAAAAATGTTTTGAGTGAAGCATGGCGCAAGCGATTATTTCCCCTTATCGACAACCCCGAAGGGCTGAGATTTTCTTTATCAAACAAAAGATTTGAGGTTGTTGTTGCGGGTCGCAGATGTCTTGAGGCTGGAACTATGGTTGCAACTCCGTGCGGGCCGGTTCCTATTGAACAAATTCGCCCCGGTGATATCGTTTTTGGTTATAATGCTGACGGCGGTATTTCAAAAACTGCCGTAATTAACTTCTTTAACAATGGCATTCAAGCGGTATACCCTTTTTTCTCAAGCAACAAAAAAATAGTTGCTGCTACTGAATTGCATAAATTTTGGGCTTGCAATGAATCTTTTTTTGATAGCAGAAAGCAAAGTATTAAATATAAAGAATCATGCCAGTATAAAAAAAGACCAGTCGGCCAATTATCAAAAAGATACCGCGTAAAAAAAGAATATTTGTTTGATTTTTTTGAGGGAGGCAAAAAGCACGTTAAAAATGCTTATTCTCTTGGCGCTTTTATTGGCAACGGATGTTGCTTGCAAGGCAGTATTACAACCGGCGCTCAAACAAAATATTTATATATTTCAGACGAAGATGGCATCGTAGCTCATGCCGTAGCAAAAGAAATGGGTGGTTATGCTGAAAAACAGCACGAATCTAATTATACTTGGAAAATTTGTGGCGTTGAAAATGTTTTAGATGCAATTCCCTTTTATCGCGAATGGTGTTGTATGCGGTATGCGCATGAAAAAATAGCCGATTGGAACGAAATAGACACGTGGAATAAAGATTCTGCAATGGCTTTTCTTGCGGGCGTATTTGATACAGATGGCAGCGTTTTTTACAAAAACAAAGAACAAGTAGAGGCGGTTATTCAGATAGGGATGCAGGCCAAATCTGTTGTGGAAGTGTGCCAAAAAATCATATATAAATACTTTCAGGAAGATTTAACTATTTTTGAAGATTCCCGAGAAAAATACAAAAATGGCAATGTTTTTTTTGTAAAAACATCTTCTAATCTTTTATCAAAGCGGCTATACTTGGCATTATTACCATATTTAAAAAAAAGAAACAATTTTAATCTTGAACACTTAGAATTAAGAAACATTTTGCCCGATAGGATTGGAATGAAGAAAGGCGAGCCGTATTTGGCCGCCACTTATGATATTACTGTTGATAACGACACAAACCTTTATGTATTGCATAATTGTGGCCTCGTAACAAGCAATTCGGGCAAAACCGAAAGAGCCAAAAGAAAGTTTATACAACGCATTCTAGCAGGTTCAAAACACCCTCGACCTCGCTATGTTGCGGCGGCTCCAACGATTGAGCAATCCCGCCGAATATTTCTTCAAGATATTTGCGATATGTTGCCGTCGTTTCTTATCAGTAAAATAAATAAAAGCACGTCATCTATTTTACTCACAACTGGCGCTGAAATTCTGATTGCAGGGCTTGATAATCCCGCAAGGGCAGAAGGTTCGCCGATTGATGGTATGATTATTGACGAAACAGATGATTTAAAGCCCCGCGTTCTTGAAGAACACATTTACCCGTGTTTTACCGATAGACAAGCGTTTTGCATGTTTTTGGGCGTGCCTAACGGGTTAAAATTGCTTTATGAGTTAAGCAAGAATGCGTTAATTGAGCCGAAAGAATGGGATTTTTTTACATGGCCTTCAAGCGAAGTTTTGCCCGCCGCTGAATTAGAGAGATTTCGCAGGATTTACGATGAGAACACTTTCAATCAGGAATTTAACGCCAGCTTTGTTACGTTTTCCGGGCGCGTTGCCTATGATTTTGGCCGCGCCAATTACAAGCACGAATTAGTGCATTATCTCAACAAGCCGCTTGAAATCTGCTGGGATTTTAATAACAGCCCTGGCATAGCCGCAATCGTGCAAGAACAAGTAATGCCCGGTCAATACGAGCTTTTCAACACTGGCTCAGAGATTATAAAATCACAAGTTATCGGCTCAGGCGTAATCGGTGAAGTGTGGATACCGCGCCACTCTAATACGATTCTGGTTTGCAGAAAGATTTATGAGGACTGGAAACATCACAAAGGCGAAATTATCTTTTACGGCGACCCGGCAGGCGGTCAGCAAAAATCCTCTGGCATTGCTGGCTCAGACTGGGATTTGGTGCAGAATTTCTTCAAGCAAACTGAATGGGCTAACCGAATTTCTTATGATATACCACGCGCTCACCCTTCGGTCAGATCGCGAATTAACGCGATGAATTGCAGAATTAAGTCGATTGATGGTATAATACGTTTTATGGTTGACCCTGTCGCCGCGCCGCATGTTGTTGAAGATTTCGAGCGGTTAACGGTGCTTGAAGGCTCAAACGGCGAAATTGACAAGAAAAGCAACAAGGCAATCGGGCATTTGTTCGACGCGGTATCATATCGTGAAGCGCAGAAATACCCGGTTGATGACGAAAACAGAATTATTAAAGTTTGTGATTTCTAGGAGTAAATATGTTTGAAACGCTACCGACAACGATTACAAGCGCAAAAGGCCCGGCTCACAAGCGGCAGGAATTGGAATGGCAGATGATTAACGCGCTGCTTGGCGGCAGTGGTTCAATGCGTGCGTGGGGTAATGTTTATTTACCCGCGCTCGACAATGAAAATGCAGTAAGATATAAAAAACGCCTGTCAAAGGCCGTGCTTGCACCGTTCTTTAAGCGTGCTGTTGGCTTCTCGGCTGGCAAGGCGTTCTTTCGCCCGATAACCGTGAGAGCCGTTAAAGAGAAAACCGCAATCAGCGACAAGATGCAGGCCGTTCTTAATGATGCAAACCGCAAGAGTGATTCGCTAAACAAGTTTGCCGCGTCTGCGTTCAAAGACGGGATTGCAAAGGGTCTTGGTTATATTTACGTTGAGGCTGATGCTTACAGCCCGGAAAGCATCAAAACAGAAGCTGACTTTAAAGCCGCGAACATCAGGCCGTATCTGCTTTATTTGCCCGCCGAAGATGTGTTGGACGCGGATATTGACGAAAACGGCAATATCATTTACGCCAAAATCATCGAAAAATTTACCCGCTTCAACAACGAAACAAAAGCAACCGAAGAAGCGACCAGAATCAGGCTTGTTACCCCGAAATGGATAGGCGTCTACAATCAAGAAAAGGCCGTTTCTACCGCGTTAAACAAGCGAACGGGCACATTCACCTATTACATGACCGAAGAGCCCATGGTCAACGCGCTAGGCAAGGTGCCGCTTGTGCCGTTTTACGCCGGCGAAAAGAAAACAGAATTTGAAGCGCCGAGCCCGTTTCTCGACCTTGCTTACACTAATGTGCAGTATTACCAAGACGAAAGCACCCACGAAATGGCGATTTCAACCGCTGAATTTCCTATTCTTGTCGGCAAGGGCAAAGGCACTGATGTTGATATAGGCCCGCATAAGATTGTTATCGTGCCTGCCGATGGTGATTTGCGATACGTTGAACACTCAGGCGCGGCTCTTGAGGCTGGCAGAAGGAACCTTGAAGAGCTGCGCATTAAAGCGGCTTATTGTGGCTTGAAAGCGCTTGCTTCTGATTCTTCTGGCGGCGGCGGTAAAACAAAAACTGCATCTGAGGCTGAAATGGATTACATCGACGCTAACTCAGATTTGAAAGTTGCTGCTGATTCCTTCGCGGACGCGCTTAATATGGCGCTTTGGTATGTTCAGCGGTATCTCGGTGAAGTGCAAGACGGCGAACAATCAAAATACATGGCAAAAATGAATGGTATGTTTGCTGTTACTGCCTCTGACGTGCAGGAAATTGGTTATCTGATGCAACTCAAAGATGCTGGACAAATGCGCGTTGAGACGTTTTATCACGAATTGAAGCGGCGAGGCACAGTATCAGATGATTTTGATATTGCTTCTGAGTCTGCGTTTGCGGCTGAAAATGCTGATAATCCAGAGGGTGTGTAATGTCTAAAATTGAGGAAGCTTTACAAGATATCTACATCGCAAGAGCCTTCGACCTAGAAAAGGTCAAGAACGCCAGCGCTAAGAAGATTTCAAAGATTCTTGATGACCTAGTCCGCGAGATAACCCGCGAAGTCGAAGATATTAACCCGCTCGGCGTGAAGCGAACAGCGTATCAGCAAGAACGCCTTAACAAGCTATTTAACATGGCTGACAAGACGATTAAGAGCCAATATAAAGAGATTTACGGCGGCGTTGTTGGTGAGCTAATAACGCTTGCAGAGGTTGAGGCTATGTTTGCCGCAAAGGCAGTTAACAGCGTTTTGCAGGTTAATCTTGTTGATTATGCGCTTTCGCGTGAGGTATTGGAGTCGCTTGCGAAAGATACGCTGATTCAAGGGGCGCCGTCAGAAGTCTGGTGGTCAAAGCAAGCATCATCATTGCAAGAAGAATTTAAGCGCGTTATGCGTGTTTCTGTTGCGCGCGGTGAAACTTTGGGGCAGATGACTGCAAGGCTTAAAGGCACACAAGACATAACCAAGTTGGGCGTTAGAGGCAAGATTCCGGGCGTTACTGATGAAATGTTGAGAGCGGCACTTGGCGAGCCAGGAATGGCTAAGAAAGCTGCAAGAAATGCAAAGGCGCTTGTGAAAAGCAGCTATCAGGCCGTTATGAGCGAAGCGCGTATAGAAGTTTATAAGCAGAATGAGGATGTAGTCAGGGGCGTGGTCTTTACGGCCGTTTTAGACAATCGCACAACCGTTATCTGCCGAGCTTACGACGGCAGTAAATTTGATAATGACGGCAAACCAATACTGGGCACAAAATTACCATTTAAAAGCCCGCCGCAAAACACGCATTGGGGGTGTCGGTCGGTTCTCGTTCCCCTCATGCGGAGCCTCGACGATATTCTTGGATTGCCTGGGGGTGACGATATGCCCGAAGGAACGCGCTCGGCCTTCTCTGAAACAGGTATGCGCGGCCAGATTGCAGGCTCAACTAATTTTGACGGCTTTATGAGAAGCATGTCGAAAGCAGAAGGCTCGAAAATCATTGGTAAAAAGCGATACGAGCTTTGGGATTCAGGCAAGATCACGCTGCAAGATATGCTTAATTCCGAGGGCAACGTAATGAGCTTGAAAGCCCTGCAAGAAAAGACTGAAAAGGGTTTATTTTGGGCTGATTAAATTTGCTTTACTTTTGATGGATTTTGTTATAAAATAAACTAACGAAATTCATAGGAGGTTTGAAGATGGCTACAATTAGAGGATGGCTTAACGACAGTGGTTTTAACTGGGAAAAAGGCGTTATTGTTCATCAGCCCACCGAATCCAGCTGCCCGGGATGGGGCTCGCCGATATCTGCTGAAATTGTCGGAATTAACGACAGGGTGCTTGACCATGATTTTCACACTGGATTCGGTGGCCCAGAATGCCCGCGCTTTGTCGCAGAAGATGACATGGCGTTTTACTTTCCATGCCAGTATGACGGCGCAACTAGCGTTGAAAAGTTGCTTAAAAATATCGAGAGCTATCTTGATGTAAGCAATCCAACTCCATATCCCGGCGGCTGATTGATTTTGTGATAAAGTTTTTCTTTACAAGTGCAATCTTTTGTGTTTTAATGAAAACAAGTTCAAATTTAAACAAAAGAGGTGTTTATGGATATTTCAAAAGCAAACGCAATTCAGAGTTTTAAAGTTTTTAATTCAGATTGGAAATGTCGTGATTTTCAGTTTGAAGTCGGCAAATCGTATCAACACAGCGGCGTTGTTGTTGCTTGCGATTCCGGCTTTCATGCTTGCAAGAAAATTGCAGACTGCTTTTCTCATTACGACTTTAACCCTAAAAACAAGATTGCATCTGTTTTGCAATGGGGCAAAATCGACGAATCAGAATGCGATAAAGTTGCTTCTGAGTATATTGAAATAATTAAAGAAATTACATGGTCTGAAATGTTGGAATTAGCTAATACCGGGCGAGGCTGTTCAGGCCACAGGAACAGCGGCCACAGGAACAGCGGCAACAGGAACAGCGGCCACAGGAACAGCGGCAACAGGAACAGCGGCCACAGCAACAGCGGCAACAGGAACAGCGGCCACAGGAACAGCGGCCACTGGAACAGCGGCCACAGCAACAGCGGCCACAGGAACAGCGGCGACTGGAACAGCGGCTACAGGAACAGCGGCGACTGGAACAACGGCGACTGGAACAGCGGCTATTTAAACTCAACAACACCAACAACAATCAGGGTCTTTAACAAAGATTGCGATAGAAAGCTATGGGAAGATGCTGACAAGCCCGCTTTGCTTTATTTTGATTTAACCAAGTGGATTGATTTTGATGAAATGGATAGTGTTGAGAAAAAAGCCAATCCGGGCGCAGAAACATGTGGCGGTTATTTGAAGACACTGGATTATAAAGCAGCTTGGGCGGAATCATTCGCAAAGGCAACGCTAAAAGACATTGAATTGCTCAAAAGCCTGCCAAACTTTGATGCTGATGTGTTTTTTGAAATATCTGGAATCCGCGTATAAGATAGCCGCCTTCGGGCGGTTTTTTTGATAATTTTATGGTATAATGCGCAAATGAATAAACAAGATTTAAAAGCATTTCAAAACATCGCAAAGCTGATTGCTGCCGACAAAGCATCAGCTATTGCTTTTTTAATCAGAGTTGGCATTTTGGACGAAGATTGTAAATTAACAGAGAATTATGAATAAATCCACAATCATAATCGGCGGCGCGGAAAGCGTATGGCGCGAACTAGATGCGCTGAACCTGCCCGATGCCGATATCATCGCAATCAATGACGCTGGCTGCCATTATCCCGGCAAACTGGCAATGTGGATTACTCTGCACCCGCAAAAAATGCCAACATGGAAGCAGCAAAGAGCCGCAAAAGGCTTTGATATGACGATGCTAGCAGTCGGGCACGTTTCGCCGGGTGAATTGCCAAAGTTTACCGATGAAGGCTCTGACTGCTGGCGCGGCAAAGGCAAGGCTAGCGGCTCAAGCGGCTTGTTTGCGTGTCAGATTGCGCTTGCAAAGGGCTATGAGAAAATCATACTATGCGGCGTGCCAATGAATGGCGATAAGAACCTATTCAGAGGCAAGGCGTGGGCTGATTTTGTCGGCTATCGGCAAACATGGCTTGATAAACTGCATCTGATTGAAGAAAAAGTTGTTTCTCAGGGCGGCTGGACTGCTGAATTGCTCGGCACATACGAGAACCCAAGGCCGCGCAAACGCAGAGCTATTGTGCTTGGCGGCGCGCCGTCAGTGTGGTCTGATTTCGATATGCTCGAAGATATTCATGCTACGAGCGACATAATCGCCTGCAATGATGCTGGTTGGAATTACCCAGACAAGCTTAAATACTGGGTTTCGCTGCATCCCGATTGTTTCAAAGCATGGAATTGGCTCGAAAAGCGTAAAGCAGCCGGTTATGATATGGATTTAAAAACAGTCGGTTTTACGCGAGACTTTAAGCCAGTGCCGGGCGTTGATGAGTTGCGCAGCGCGTGGGGCAGCTCAGACGGCAAAGCAAGCGGCTCAACCGGGCTATTTGCTGTTGAGATTGCGCTTGCAAAGGGCTATGATGAAATTATTCTTTGCGGCTGCCCGCTTGAATATGTGTCAAACATGTTTAACGGCCATGATTGGCATGACTTCGGCATTTATCGACAAGCGTGGATTGATAAGTTTGACAAACTCAAAGGCAAGGTGTATTCTCAAATCGGGTGGACGAAAAGCCTGCTCGGTAGTTGGATTTAAAAGGGTGAATTATGATTGATATGAAGATTACAACCGGCACGATTGCGGCCAACAATATCTGTGATCTAACCGCCGCGCAAATAGACAGCATTTGTATGCGCAATAGTCCTGATTTTGCGCTATTTGATGAAGAAATGAAAGACGCTGCAAGGTTTCAGTGTAAATGTTGGTTTGAAGCGATTAGGAAGGAGTTTAACGGGTGAACACAATATTGATATTAGGCGATATTTTCATTTTTGCATTTATGGTATTTCGTATCGGGCAAGAATACGGCGAATGGAAAACAAAAAAGCAGCACACATGCAAGAAATGCGAGCAATACTATAATCAATCAGATTGGCGCTATGTTGACGGCGCAAGCGCGCAAGTAATAGCCAGAGACGGCTATTGCAATGATTGTGCTTCTGCGATTGCGAGGCAACCGTGAATTTGTGCTATAAAATTTGGGCTTGGCTGACCGGCCAAAAGATTGTATATTTGCAAGACTTTGATGGCGAAATAACAAAAACTTTTGCAACCAAGACGCCTTTTGGTTGGGTTGCAAAGCGGCATTGGCCTGAGTCGCTTAAAAATGTTTTGCTGCTTAAAAACGGGTTGGTTGAAAACGGTGTTTATGTAACAAAGTGGATGCCTGAAAATCCTAATGATTTTGACGATAAGGGTGACAAAAAATGAGAGTAGCCAACTCATACAGCAAGCGAGGCGCAAAGTTATCATTTTTAAAATCTAGCTGGGGGTGGCGCAAGATTGCATTTGCTTTTTACCCGATTACAATACCCGCCGCGCTTTCGGTAGTGCTTGTTTTTTGCCTTATTGATTGTTTGATTGATGCTTGCGGGGAATTTAAAAACAATTTTGGTTGTTTCTGGCAAGATGCGCTGCACGGTAGCAAGCCTTTTGGAATGCGCGAAGCAATGTATGCAGGTTGGTTTATATGGAGCAAGCAGAAGGCCGCTGATTATCTGTTTGGGCTTACCGATGAAGAGTTGAAGGGCGAAGAATGGCCGGGATTGCCGCCGATGCACAAAGAAAAATAAGAACAACTTAGTTTTAAGCTGGGTTGAGCGCCTCGCTAATTAGCGGGGCTTTTTTTTTGCTCACCTTATCAATGAGGCGACCAAACGGGCAAAGAAAAAGCCCCTTTCGGGGCGGGTGTTAGGATTTGATTAGTGTTGGCTCGTTTTTATTCGGAATCCAGTAAAATTTCGGAGTGCTTTTTGTATCGACTAGGTGTTCATTGCCTCTTAACAGTGTCATTTTGCCAAAGTGCTCATTGCCAGTTTCAAATGAACCTGCATGTTTTGCTATAAAAACAACCGCAACCCAAGCGCTATCGTCGTGATCTCTTGCAAGAACCGGCGTGTATTTCTCCGGGAATTGCGGTTCTACGTGGATTACGCCGCCGACAAGGTTTGAAGCGGGAATTGTGTTGCGATGTTCTGGCGCAATGCGATTCTCAGACGTAAAGCCGCAATCAATCCTGAGTCCTGATACTGCGTCACACCGGAGTTCGTCCGCCGAGATTTTGTGCTCAATGCCAACAATTTCATAGTGATTTTTAGTATCAAGTAGGGCGCTGTTCAATTCTGCAAAGTTGTTTTTGCTCACGTCCACCGTGCGAAATATTGGCACATCTTCAATAGTTTTCAGAATAAATCTAATCATCTTTCAACTCCTATTTAAAAATAATCCACGCCGCGCCGACGAACACCGCCGACACGAACATTAGAGCCAGTATGAGGTCATCGTTGTTGTTGAGCATCTTTTGTTACCAATATGCCGATGTTTTCTCCGATTCTGACCGGGTAAAGCGGCCTGTTTATATCGAAGCCCTTAATTTCATATTCAGCGTCATTGATGATTATGCGCTCACCAATAGCCGCTTTCATAGCCTCCCGCGTTCTTTCTGCTGTTACCGGGCTTGGTATAACAAACACCGTGCCGCGCCCGGTGATTTCGTATTGGTCTAGTGATTTTACGCTGAACATTATTTAACGACCTCTGCAACAAATTGAACGGCGTCGATCAACCTATAAATGTTAAACACACCAATCCCGACATTAAGCAGCATAAGAAAACCGTTAAACATGGTTAAACCATAATTTTCATCGACTGCCGCCATTATAGCCAATCCCGCGCAAAGTCCAGCCGCAAACCAGTTGATACATAATACAATTATTATACCCATGTCAAGCCCCCAACACATCAACGCTAATCACATCTCCGAAATTATCAGCCATAATCTGTTTAAGCGCGTTGGTTGCATCTTCTGCGGTTGCGTTAATATCGCAGCAAAGTTTGATTTTCGCAGTCAGAAAGAAAACCTTTGTCTGTTGCGGCTTCTCTTTCGGTGCTTCTTCCCGTTCCATTTCGGCAAGAGCAAGCTGAATGGCCTGTGCCCGGCGCTGTTCTTCTGCGTCTGTCGCACGTTTTTCAGCGGCCTCTGTTTCACGCTTTGCGGCATCAAGTTCTTCTGCCGCTTTCCGGGCTGCCGTCGCCGCTGCGTGTTCTGCTGCCAGTCTTTCATTGTCGGCGCGTGCTTCTGCATCTTTCAACGCCTTCGCCGCCGCCTCTGCTGCTTCTTTTTCTTTGCGCTCTGATTCCGCTTTCATTCGCGCTTCGATTGCCTTCTGTCGGCTGATTTCGGTATCAATCATGCGGTTGAGTTTTTCGGTGTAACTTGCCTCCGGTTCGCGCACAAAAGCCATAATTGCATCGGGATTGATTGCAGGCTCAAGCCCGGCGCGTTTGCAGATGCTTTCTAGGTTCGCTATTCGCGAATTAACGGTGTCTTGCGTGTTTTTGTCTGCCGTAACCATTTCAAGCACAGATTCAACGGCCTTCTTGCTTAGTTTCATGCCGCCGGTTAGATTACTTGAGATTGCGAGCTTGTCAATGTTTGCCGTTCTGTATTCCGGGCTGATTGCAAACGATTCGTTGAGGCGTGTAAGTTCTTCAAGCAGAAGTTTTTTGCAAAGCTCTCTTACTTTGTTCTCGTAAACTTCGGTCTGCGTGATAATCTTGGCGCGGCCATCAAGAATCAGAGTGGTCAGCTCTTTTACTTTTGCCTCAAATGCCACAACGGGCGCTTTAAACTCGGTTGCCTTGGCCTTGCGCACATCGTCAATCTGCTTTGCCAGCTTGTTGAGGTCGGTTGCCATGCGTTTTGCTTCGGCTAAGTTTTCATCTGTTACGGCTATGTCAAAGGCTTTCAGGTTCTCGACAAGCTCTGTTTTGATTTCCTCAAAGTTGCCGGTGATTGCTACGGGCGTAGCGGTGATAATCAGTTCGTTCATAAATACCTCATTTCGTAAAGTTAGATTATTAAAACACAAATTAGGCCGGATTGCAAGCGTTATTCAAAATTATTATAGAGTTGCGCGTCATGCACGCCTTTGGTTTTGTCGAATGGCTCTCTAACGGTATTTTTGGTAATTGTGTTTGCAGTATCCATCTCAAGCACTTTGCAGCCATATTTACCACCGCGATACCATTCATAATTGATTGCAATGTCGAAAGCCTCTTGCTTGTGCTCGATAACAGCAACAATAACGCTATGCTTTTCTTCATCGCCGTAGCGCAAAGCGTGAACTACATAAACTATCATTTCTTTTTCTCCCAGCGTTCAAAATCCTGTATTTCAGCCGCCAGCACATTAAACGCAAAGTCAATATCTTGCGCCTTGCAATGCGCGTTGTTGATCGTATTCACCGCTCGTTCAACCTCCGGGCACTCTTTGCCCTCGGCGGCGCATCTGATAATAATTGCACGCGCGATTGTTAGTAGTTCGTCATTTGTCATTTCTGAGCACCACCGACACATTTTCGCCGCCGTCCTTGATTTCCTCGGCTTCGTAGCCTTTCTCGATGTTTCGCAAGATAAATGCGCTGACAATGGCGCGGGTTCCAGTTATAAAGAGTTTCACAGTTCGACCTCCAAGTCATGTATTAAATATTCGCCAGCAT